GATTGTATTGAAATCTTCAAACTCTTCTTCGGTTCCTGCAGTTAAGAACCTACGAGGAATTGCATTACAGGCATAAGTATGAGTATAGAACATAAATATCAACAACAAGGTGGCGGTGTGTTTATTAGTAACGATGACGAAGGCCTTAAACAGTATAAGATGAAAAAAAAGCAGGCTAAGCGCGTAGACGAGATTTCATCCGATATAAATAGTTTGAAATCTGAACTAACTGCAATAAAAGAAGCACTCAAATTTTTAATAGAGAAAAATTAGGAAAAAATAAATGTCAACCTTAACTACAAGAGCAGGTAAAGGCAGTCCACTTACTAACACAGAAGTAGACAATAACTTTACCAACTTAAATACCGATAAGTATGAAGCGTCTGATGACATTAGTGTGGGTGCCGTTACATATACGGGCAATTTCGTTGCAGGAATGAATGCATCTGTAACTGCCGCTGGTACCGTACAAGGTGACGCAACTGCTCTGACTAAGACTTACAACTTAGTTCAATCTGCATCAGCTAACCAAGGAGTCAAGCTCCCAGATGCAGCAGCAGGCCTTAAAGTGACGGTGTATAATTCAACTGCCAATGATATTAAAATATATCCCGCAACAAGCGAATCAATCGATGGTGGCTCATTAAACGCTCCCGTAGTACTCAGACCGGGTAATGTGTTTGACGCAATTGCTACTGGTGCAACTTCTTGGGAGCAAATCACAGCAGATCTTACTGATTTAGATGTAACTTCGGTTACAACTAGTGGCGACTTGACTGTAGGTGGCTTTGAGCAAAGCGGTGTGACAGCAGCACTAAGTTCAGCGGGATCTTCTCAAGGTGACGCTACTCAAATAGCTGAAACTATTACTGTAGTAACCACAGTATCAGCAGATACTACAGGTGTCAAACTTCCGGTTGCAGTAGCAGGAAGAACGGTAACCGTATTTAACTCTACGGCAACTGACTGTAAACTGTATCCAAATTCTTCGGATACTATTAACGGTGGTTCAGCTAACGCAGCAATCACGTTGCCAGCAAATACTTCTTACACACTTTCTTGCAAAGATGCTACTGATTGGCGTGTGCATAGACCATTAGCAGTATATGATTCAAGTGGCACACTCTTAAACTAAAAGGTTAAAAAATGGCTGGTCCCTTAAAAATAAAGACAGCGGATATCACTTCAGGTGATACTATCGAAGGATTGCAAGAGCTATCTGCGTCCGAACTAAAAGATTATACCGCAAATATAATCACGACTGCATTTGCAGGAACTGCTGGTGTCGGTTCAATTGAAGTGACTTCAGCAGACGGATCTCTAACTACGAATTTTTCTAGTATAGGGACATTCACTAATAGAGTATTGAATGCAGAAGTTGGAGATCACCCAGCAGCATCTACTACAACAGATTCAGTTTATACTTTTGGTCAAAACGATAGCACAGCGACAGACAGCAAATCATTTCGTCCTTTAAGAAGCAACGGTGCAACTGTAGAAGAATCAACAGACACTGAGATCGATACTGAGATCATGGATGATCTTATCAACGCAATGATCACGGATGATGCTAATACTGCTGGTCAATACTGGCTTGCAGCGACTTCTCCTTCTGGCGGCACATGGGTAAACAGAGGTCAGATTGATGATACACAAACTGATGGTACGACTGTAACTAAATATCTTTGGCAGAAAACCGCTGCTACTACAGTCCCTGCAGGAGCAACAAATAGAACGCTTACAAAATTCAGCTCAGATGGTGTAAGAGAAGCAACCGATGCTGAATTGCAATCGCTTGTTGCTAGATTCAGGAATAGAATTATAAGCAATAATGTCGGCACTTATCAGATCGCAGCAAGTGCGCCTGGTACAGGCACTTGGCAGCAGAAGGGTGAAACACTTACTGACCAAGTAAAAGACATAAGCAATCAAAACTACAGTGGTGGATACACTGGTGCGTTTACTGGCGCATACACTTCAACATATACAGGCGTTTACACTGGTTCATACACCAGTGCATACGCAGGCACATACACGGGTTCCTTTACTGGCGCATATACAGGATACTACACTGGGTATTATACTGGCGCATACTCTGGCGCATATACTCTTTTCTACGGCGGCTCAGTCGGTGGCTACTTCACTGGATCATATTCTGGAGCATATGCTGGAACGTATGCAGGCACATATTCTGGTAGCTACAGTTCAAACTTTACCGGATCATATTCTAGTGCATATTCTGGTAACTACACTGGTAACTACAACAGTACATTCACTGGAACATATTCACAAAGTTTCACGGGGACGTATGTAGGTGCTACTGTACAATCAACATCATCTACGGTTGAGTCGAAAAAACTGTTCCTACGCATCGCATAAATATTTGTATAATTATTTAGTATTGGAGTTATATCATGGAAAAGTATCGAAATCCTATATGGCAGGATAAGAAGCGGCGACATGTCGTATGTGAGATGTTGCAAGGTGACGGTGAATATGCGGTCGCGCATGTAATCGCCGGACCTGAAAGTGAAGGTGGGGTCAACGAAGACTATAATGCAATCGTTGAAGAGTTTGGTATTGATGGTTTAAATACAAGAACCGAAGTCCACAAGAACAATCAAAAGAAACAAGCTCTTCGCAAGCGTGAGCAAGAAGAGCAAAAGTTTCAGCGGCAGAAGCAAGAGATTCTGTTTAATATGAAACTAGAAATCTTTGAGATTGATTTAGTCAAGCAGTCCAAAAACAAAACACTCAAAAAACTTATTCGCAAAGCAAAGTCGCCTATTGAGGCACAAGCATATGCTACTATTCTGATGCAATCAGAGTATGCCGCAGATGTCGAATAACGGTTACCTCTATGTCGCTTCGGTAAATAAATCATACTACTACGCAGCAAAAAAATCTGCGGAGTCATTACTAGATTTTTACCCAGAAGCGAAAATAACATTAGCAACACATGAATTCTGGGTCGAAGAAGAAGACTATGAGATATTCGACACAATAATCACTGAAGATGTACCTAAAAATATCAGAGCAAAACTATGGGCACTATCAAAAACTCCATACGATAGAACGCTTTACATAGATGCAGACACAGTTATTGAGTCAGAAGACATTGCAAATGTATTTGATTTTTGTGATGACCACGATATAGTCTTTACTCGCAATCGACCATATAATGCTAAGATTACCAAACTCTCTGATACAGAAGAAATGATTTGGCACTGTGGCTTGTTTGTTTACAAGAACAACAAACACACATTCAATTTAATGGATGCTTGGTATGAGCAGTATATGAAACAGCTTGAGCATGACTGGGACTCAGATCCTTATCCATGGGAAGTTAGACGTTGGGACACCTTCTCAATGTGGTACTTATTAAATAAAACAGAGCATAAAGACATCATCAATGTCGGTGAGTTTCCTAAGCCTGATGCAAGATGGAATTTTGTAATAGGATATTTGGATACCGAGTTAGAGAATACTGAACGTGTGATTTTTCATTACACGATACCTAAAAGTGATTTAGAACGTAATGAAGATATTAGAAGAAATTAATCCAGAATTAATTGAGATCTTAGAACCATATATGCAATGGTTCTTTGATACGGACTATGAGAATCTACCAGTACATAAGAACGGAGACTGGATAGCACACAACTCAGAGACTGCATCAGCAAGAAAATACTTGCAAGAAGTTATGAGTGATGCATCACATAAAGGTCCCCCTGAGTTATCTAAAATACGAGACTTGCAAGCGGGACCAGATATACCTGCCGAACACAGAAAAAAGTCAAGTGAAATCAATGACGCACTCGTAAAGTTTCTAGGTGCTAAGTTTAGTGCTGTACATGTATTCTACATGCCAAGCGATTACATGGGATGGCATAACAACTGGGATTGCCCTGGTTACAATATTCTAATCAACTATAATCCAGAAGGCAAAGGTTGGTTTAAATATTATGACAAACGAGAAGATGAAATTATCACATTACATGATACACCTGGATGGTCAGCTAAAGTAGGCTACTATGGCGGCAAGCATGAATCAGAAGATTTGCATTATTGGCACTGCGCAGGATCTGATTCACCTAGACACACTTTTGGTATGGTCATTCCTGACAAAGATATGTGGGAAATGATGGTGGAAGATATAGAGGGCTGTTAAAGCAGCCCGTCTCTCTGACCGATAATCATATACCTTTCAAACTCTTTCTTACCGTCCCAAGCATAATAGTTTTGCGGTCTAGAGCCTTCGTAGTTCACCTCATCCAATCCAATCTGATCTTTAAGTGCATCGATTGAATCAACACAATTTATGCCATACATCTCTTCTACGACATTGCTATTTTGCAATGCGAACACAGCATGCGGATTCTTTGTTCGTAGATCTTTGAGAGGATACATCTGTTCAGTCTGAACGCACACCACAACATCAACTTCAATCTTGTTTAGATTGTCAAATTCAAACGGGATGTCTAGGTTGTGATGCCTAGTCTTGATGAACTTTTCTTGCGCGTAGTACTTGTGAAAAATCTTAGATAGTTCAATTGCCTCTTCGTCTATATCAACCAAATGCAACTGTGAAATATCTAGATTCTCACACAGCAATGGTACCATTGGAATGCCGAGCCAAGAATTCAATATCAGTACACGCAAGTTACCTGTCTTTAGATAATGCTCCTCAAGATATTCTTTCAGTTCTTCAACGAGCCATATACTCGCTTCGACGTTATTATTAGACAACGATTCACGAAAATCTGTCAGCTTGTGCGGCATGCGTCTTTCGATCACATGCATCGCTTCACCCCAGTATTTGTAATTGTTTATGAAATTAGAATTTAACATCTTCACTTTTACCCATTGAGTCAAAAATACAAATATAGGGCAATTCCCTATAGACATGTTTTTCGGTATCTTGCGGAAACAAGAAGCCCTGATTGAAACTATACACCCAACCTATTGGAAACAGTTTCTGCTTTACTACTCTTCTATTATAAAAGAAATTGTCAAGCCCACGATAATACCATAAAATTTGCTTCTTATACTTTAAAAAGTATTCTTTGATTGCCCTAGTATCAAGTGAATCATTCCAACGTAGAACACTAGAGTTTAAGTCTGTATATTTATGCGGGATGTGGCGAGTGTTTTCATACGAATCATCCAAGTCATGCCACCATGTCTTAACGAATGTCAAGCAGTCACCCGTTTCCCATTCTGCAATCACATCAATATTTTTCTGTATGATTACATCCAAGTCAAAGAACATTTTTTCACCTTTCTGCGTGACAATCAAATCATCAAACAGATACATTTTATTCCACCACTTTTCCATACGATTGTTCTCTGGAATGGGAATAACATTTATTTCTTCTGACAATCCTTCACCATCTTCAGTGATGCAATGAAATTGAAAAGGGCAACTCAGATGCTGCTTACAGCTATCCAGTAACTGATTTACATGAGAAGCAACATATTTGCTGCCCCATTTCACAGTATAAATGTTCATATGTAAAGCCAGTCTAGACCGAATTTTTTCACGCTCTTATATCCTAAATCGTAAATTATATCTTCACCATTGCCTCTTTCAAGCACAATGGCAGGCCGATGTTCTTCTATAGTTTCAAGTGCGCCTAACAATGCATACTCTTCGTACCCTTCTACGTCTAAATGCAACAAGTCGGGAGCATAGTTATAATCATCTAGTCTAACTTGAGGTATCAGCCCCTCTCCTATTACATAAGATGCGCCAGCGTTTATTGGATCTATTGAAATACTAACACCAGTAGTCTTATCACCCAATGCTGCGTTATGCATTATCACATTCTCTTCATACACATTATGCAACAGGCATTTAAAATTGTTTAGCTCTGGCTCAAATGTTATAACTTCATTTGCAAGCGATGCATACATTGACGTATAGATGCCGCAGTTACCTCCTGCGTGGACTACTGTTGAAACATTGCCTATCGTATCAATAATATCATACGGCATTGTAGCATGGAAATGTGTGTTGTCTCTCCAGCAGAAATAATCTTCTACAGGCCAAAGCCAGTTTCGATTATTCCAAACTCGTATTTCGTTCATTTCCAATGTGCCAGTAAATTTGGATCTACCAATTCATCTTGTTTCGTGCTACCTCTGCTTTCATCTTCAAACGGAAGTAAGTCAACATTGAACACACATACGATGCAATTGTCCCTGTAGATACCTACATTCAAATCATCTTCGTCCCATGACCTGCCTCGATTGTAAGAGTATGCCATCCAGCTGGGAAAGTGATCCCAGAGATCTGCGCCATATCTACCCCAACGCCAACTATGATAATTGTCGGTACCATCAGTAAATGTGAACCATATCTTTTCTTGATTTTCTAATACATCATTCCAAATAGGTTCGCACTGATCGTCACTCCAGACTTGGCAACTACCATTAGTATACGCACCATGGGAAAGTTTAAATCGTCTCGTATTCATTGGTCTAGGATCTTGCCACCAAGACTTCATCTTAGTAGGTCGTTCCAAGTTATATGTT